AGCAGCAGCTCCACAAAACGCAGCTGGCTTAATTACACAAGGTTCAACAAATGGAACAGTCGCAGGACTTGATCTAGTTGTAGATCCTAACTACACAGGTGATAATGCAAATGTTAAGCACGCATTAATTTACCCATCACAAGCTATGAGATTCCATGAGTCTGGAACATTCGAGATTCGTGCCAATATAGTTGCTAACGGCCGTATTGAAATCGGTTTATATGGTTATGTTGCAGTAGTTAATCGCTATCCAGCAGCATTCCGTAAACTGTCAGTAGCTTAATTTAACTGAGTGCCTGTGGTTGCTCCCGATCACAGGCATCCATTAAGGGAGAGTAGAGAGGAAGGTATTTCATGCCTAGCATTATTTCGGCCACCGAGTTAAGAGCCGTGCTTGGAGTATCTTCCGCTCTTTACAATGACACTTATCTAAATGGCATAATAGATACAAGTGAAAACACAATTTTGCCAATGTTGGTTACATTCAAAAGCCCAATTCAAAAAGTGTCGCTGACTGATAATGTCGCCACTTTTACTACACTAGGAATTCATGAATTCACAGCAGGACAATCAGTTGTCATCACAGGATGCGGAACTCCATTCAATGGAACAAGAACAATACTTGACTCAGATCTTGGCGCATATACCTTTCAAGCTGCAATCACTAATGCCGATGTCGTCGAAGCAAATGTTATTCCATCTGGAGTCGCGACTTTATCTGGAGCATCAACTTATGTTGGAAACGAGTCTGTTCGATCAGCAGTTTTCGTTGTTTCCGTTGAAGTCTTTCAATCAAGAGTCGCAGCCGGCGGACAAATAGAAGGTGTCGATTTCACCAGTACGCCATTCCGTATCGGGAGATCGCTTTTCAATAGAGTCGTTGGGATCTTAGGGCCATACATGGATGTTGAAAGCATGTGTCAATAAATGCCAGCATCAACAATTCTTTCAGCTGTTAGACAACCACTTGCCACAGCTTTAGCCGGTGTTGCAGGAAATGTTTACAGTTTTGTTCCCGAGTCGGTGATCCCACCAGCAGTCGTCTGCGTTCCATCGAGTCCGTACCTTGAAATTGAAACAATTGGTAAAACAACACTTCGTTGCAGAGTTAATTTAACAATCACAGCTGCGGTTGCTTACAATAGCAATCCAGCATCACTCGATAACATCGAGCAGTTAGTTATGAGCATTCTGGCAGTTATCCCTAATGGATATGTTGTCGGATCGGTCGAAAGACCAACAGTTACACAAGTTGGAGCATCAAACTTATTGATCTCCGATATAAATGTATCAACCTATTACACACAAACAAACTAAGGAGTCCAAGTGTCTACCACAGTAATCACGGGCAGAGATGTTACCTTCACTATCGGTGGTAACACTTTTGATGCTCAAGCAACAAGTGCAACATTAGTTGGCGAAGTAAATCGTCAAACATACGAAACATTAGATGGCAAGGCTTACAAAGTCATCGATAACAATTTCACATTCAATGTTGAAATGTTAGCCGATTGGGGCGCAACTGGATCACTATGCGAGATCCTATGGGGCGTTACTGAGTCAGCACCAAACACAGGAATTAGCACAGTAATGACAACTGCAACTGGAGCAACATTTACTTTCCAAGTGCTACCATCATGGCCATCAGCTGGTGGAACTGCACCAGATGCACAAACAGTTTCTCTAGCACTTCAAGTAATTGGCGTGCCAGCAGAATCATTTAGCTAAGAAATAGAAACGGGAGCAAAAAATGAAGTTACCAATTACAATTGAATATAGCTCAGGCGAGCAAGCAACTTATGTAGCCCAACCGCCTGAGTGGCAAAAGTGGGAACAAAAAACTGGAAACATTATTGGTCAGGCTCAAGACAAGATGGGCATTTCTGATTTAATGTTTTTGGCATACCATGCACACAAAAGAGAAGCTGCTGGTAAAGCAGTCAAACCTTATGAAGCTTGGTGTGAAACAGTAACCGATGTGCAAGTCGGTGATGCAAACCCAAAAGCCACAGAGAAGGAAGCCTAAGTCGATTATTGGTTCAGTTGGCAATAGCCACACAGATCCCAATGAGTGAATGGGTTGATGCAGACGACATATACACCGCGATAGAGATTTTGGAGCAAAAAAATGGCAGTTAGCACCACACCATCAATTGCTTACGATCAACGCGAATTAAATAAAATTGCTAGAGTTTTAAGAACTATGAGCGAGGAAGCAATCGCTGACACCAAGCGTAAAGTGCAAGAATTGGCTGACAGAGAATTGCAAGAGATTAGGCGTATTGCAGCATCTCGTGGCGTGCAAGCACAAAGAGTTGCCGAAGGCGGTAAAGTAAAAAAATCATCTTTACTTGGTGAGATCCAATTTGGTTTTGCAAGTCAAAAGTTTTCTGGTGGAGCAACAACACAATTTAATAGTCGCAGCGATGCTAAAGGTAATCGTAAAGGTATTGGTGCAGCTATTGAGTTTGGATCTGGTAGATACCCACAATTTCCAAGATGGTCAGGGCCAATGCCTAAAGGGCCAGGATCTAGAGGTTGGTTTATCTATCCAACAATCAGACATTTGCAACCAACTATAATTAAAGAGTTTGAGGAAATCATTTTGACTGCGAGAAAAGAGTGGGCAGATGGCAAGTAGAACCTTAACCCTCGCGTTAGCTGCTGATATTGATAATCTTAAAAAAGGATTAAGCGATGCAGAAAAGTCAGTCAAAAACTCTCAAGATACTATTTCAGATTTTGGTAAAAAGGCTGCGTTAGCATTTGCTGCTGCCGGAGCTGCTGCCGGAGCATTTGCAATATCAGCTGTCAAAGCTGCTGCTGAGGATGAGAAATCAAGAAAAGCATTAGAGCAAACAATCAGGGCTAATACTAGGGCTACCGATGAACAAATCAAGTCAATTGATACCTACATCACCAAACAATCTATTGCTACTGCTACCACCGATGATGTTTTAAGACCTGCGCTATCTCGCCTAATCAGATCGACAAACGATGTTACTAAAGCCCAAGAACTTTTAAGCCTTGCTCAAGAAATTAGTGTTGCCAATACTATTCCTTTAGAAAAAGTTACAAATGCACTTGGTAAAAGTTTTGATGGACAAAATACAGCATTAGGTAAGCTTAACTTAGGTATAGATGCTGCAACTCTTAAGAATAAATCTCATGAAGAAATCATGCAAATTCTCAAGGGCACTTACAAAGGATTTATTGAGAATGAAGCAACCAATGCTGAGTTTAAGTTTAGACAATTAACAATTGCTTTAGATGAAAGCAGAGAAAAGATAGGTGAAGCGTTATTGCCTATATTTGTGAAGTTTGCTGATTATTTATTACGAACTGTTGTTCCTAATGTTCAAGCATTCGTTGCTGCATTAACTGGAGATAATTCTGTTACAGCCGGCATCACAAAGGCAACTGAGGGTGCATATAAATTTGGTGAGCAGATCAGATCGACAATAGGTTTTGTTGTAAGCATTAAAGATGAGTTGTTTGCATTAGGTGCAATTATTACTGGCGTGTTTGTTGTTAATAAAGTTATTGCATTTGCTACTGCAATCGGAACTTTAATCACAGCCATGAAAACATTACGAACAGCAGCAGCCGGAGCAGGTGTTGCAACTGCATTTGCTACTGGTGGTGTTTCAGTAGGCGCAGCAGCAGCAGCTTTATCAGCTGTGGCAGTAACTTATGGACTATCTAAGTTTGCATCTGGTGGTGATGAAGGTGATACTGGATTTGGTGGCGGAGGTTTTGGTCAATTAAGTAGTTTAAGTTCTGCTGGTATAGGCGGAGCTGGTGGTGGTGCTGGTGGATTTGGTGGTGGCGCATCCGGCGGTGCTGGTGCAGGTGGTGGAGCTGGTGGTGGCGTAAGCACTCAGGCAGCTACTAGCTTAAAAGATTTAGCAGATAAATTATTAAGAGTTCAAGATCAATTTACAGATTTGACATTCCAAGTTGCCACAGGTGGAATATCTAAGTCAGCTGCTCAAAAGCAATTTGATGTGCTTCAAGCACAATTTAGAGTATTGGAAAAGCAAGGTGAAACTCTTGCTAAAAATCCAACTATTATAAATAACATTTCAATCAGTGCGATTGATCCAGAGGGTGCTGCTAGAGCTACTGCAAAAGTAATAAATGAAAGCGCAGCCCGATCAACAGGTGCAATTGATTTTTATGCTGTTAGACAAAAAGCCGGCTAATGTCAGACTTTACTCCTGATTGGAAACTAACTGTCGGTGGGGTCGATTACACTAACATCGCTATTTCAGATGTTCAGCATCAAGCAGGTCGATCTGACATTTATCAACAATCACTTCCATCTTATATTCAAGTTACTTTAGTTGCCTTAAATGGTCAAACATTACCTTTTGATATTAATGACAGTTTAGATTTACAGGTCAAAGATAGTTCAGGATCTTATGTGAGCCTATTTGGTGGCGATTTAACTGATGTAACAGTTCAGGTCAGAAATACTGGAGCAGCAGCCACAGTAGTTGAATACACATTAATTGCAATGGGATCTTTAGCCAAACTTACAAAAGAAATCTGGGATGACAATATCTCTCAAGCTGAGGACGGCGATCAGATTTACACAATTCTTTCAAGCGTATTGCTTGGAACTTGGAATGATGTGCCAGCAGCTTCACAATGGTCAACTTACAATGCAACTGAAACTTGGGAAAATGCAGTTAATTTAGGGCTTGGCGAAATAGATCAACCCGGCCTTTACACAATGACTGCTCAATCAACCACAGTTGATACGATTTACAATATAGTTACAGATATTGCTAGATCAGCTTTTGGATATGTCTATGAAGCTAATAATGGGAATATCGGGTATGCCGATGCAGACCACAGACAAAACTATCTGCTTACAAATGGATATGTTGAATTAGATGCTGGTCATTCTTTAGGTTCTGGCTTATCAACAGTTATGCGCTCAGGTGATGTTAGAAACGATGTTTATATTAATTACGGCAACAACTTTAATTCACAGGTTACAGCTAGTGATGCCGCTTCAATTGCCCTGTATGGCTATAAAGCTGAAAGCATTAATTCTAGGGTTCAGGGTGCAGTAGATGCTCAGGCTATTGCTGATCGGTATATCGACCAAAGAGCCTACCCACAGCCAGCATTCCAATCTATAACATTCCCAATAACTAACTCAGAAATTGACAATGCTGATCGTGATGATCTATTAGGCGTGTTCATGGGAATGCCGGTTGATATTAGAAATCTACCAAGCCAAATATCAGGTGGCACATTTCAAGGATATGTTGAGGGCTGGTCATGGAGCACACGATTTAATGAGCTGTTTTTAACAATCAATGTTTCACCAACTGCATTTAGCCAAGTGGCGATGCGTTGGAATACCACGCCAATTACAGAGGCTTGGAACACAATAGACCCAAGTTTGACTTGGGAATACGCTACAATAGTCGCATGAGGATAGGATAAAATGGCAACCACTACCAATTATAGCTGGACTACTCCAGATGATACCGCGCTGGTCAAA